ATTAGATGCAATAGAGTGGTTTGAAAAACATTGTAAAAAGTTAAATATTTATATATGAAAGACCCTGCAATATTACTATACACTGGCGACTTTTTAAATGGCTGCATGGATCTTACAATGGAAGAGAGAGGCCAGTATATTACATTGCTTTGTATGCAACATCAAAAAGGCCATTTATCAGATAAAACCATTAGGTTATCATTAGGTTCGGCCTCGGTTGATGTATTAAAGAAGTTTGTAAGGGACTCGGATGACAATTATTTCAATGAGCGTATGGAGGACGAAATACAAAAGAGAGCGCATTTTATTGAAACTCGGACAGTTAACGGTAAAAAAGGAGGAAGACCTAAAAAACCTAATGGTAAACCTAAAGATAACCTAGTTGAAGATGAAAATAGAAATAAAGATTATAATGGTTTATTTAAAAAGGTATTGGAAAAAAATTCTATTGTATTACCTGAAGGATTTGAAGGGTTAATATTAGAATGGCTTAAATACAAATCCGAGAAGAGACAGACCTATAAAGAAACCGGATTAAAGAGTCTTATAATAAAATTAATAAATGAATGTGATTCAGATTTGGAAACAGCCAGATCAATGATGTTATTTTCAACAGCTAATAATTACGATGGTTTATATAAAGAAAAAAAGAATGGAACAGCTAAAAAAACAGGAGGAGCAACAAGCCAAGAGCTTACAGAACTCCTCGCAGGGAAATTTGGAATTACAAAATAAGATAACAAAACAATGTTTAACTAATGGGATTGTAGTTATTAAAAAAGCATTTCCTTCATTGCCGTTATCATTTTATGATATATTTATTGAGCGATTAAAAGCCAATGGATTTACAGATGATAGGTTTAAAGAAGCCGTTAATCATGTTATTGATACTTGCAAATATCCTACACCTACAATAGGAAACTTTATTTCATTTAAAAAGAGAAACATTATTGGAGAAAATAATCCACGAATATATATATAATGAAAGACGAATTATATCAAAGGCACTCAATGACACTCGTTAAAGACGTGTTACCGAGAGAAGACTTAAAGGGGCTTATTAATATATTCATGATTGACTCAGGTATTAATATGGGTAGTGAGTTTACAGTTAAATCGCTTCATAGAGTCATAGAGATAGTTGAGAATAAATACAAATACGTTCCGATCTATATTATTGCAAGCGGATTCACTAAAGGCTCAATGGGTCAGTACGGTCCAGGTAGATTAACTCCCAGGGTAATCGGTGAATGGCTTAATCAGATCAGCCAGGAGTATAACAGGGAACAGGCTCATGAGGTTATCCGGTCAGAGGAATACACAGACATTGCAGACTTGAATAAATGCCCTTTGGGATCGGCTATCATAAAGAAATTAGACTGGTTCCATAATGGCACACTGCCAATGAGTCATTGGGACAGAGTGCCTATTAAGGCGGTTGCAGATAAGATAAAAGCAGGTGAGTATGTCACTGCCAGTATGTTTATAGATGAATTTTAAAAACATGATAAATATCATATGAATTGTCAATAACTTGATTTAAATTTACAAATAACTAAAACAAACAAAATGGAAACAACAAACATCAATGAATTAGAAGTAAACGGAATTAAGTACATTAGGAAAGATTCTGTAAAAGAGCAAAAAGAATTTATCGGGGATATTAAAATCGTAGTTCTTCAAAGGGGCTGGGTTTATGTCGGCAGGTTTGAAAGAAACGATAATGATTGTAAGTTACATAATGCCTACAATATACGGGTGTGGGGTACTACAAAAGGATTACCTGAGCTGGTCAATGGACCAACTGGTTCTACTAAATTGGATAAATGTGAAGGGATAGTAGGGTTCGACTGGCTCACTGTCGTTCATACAATTACAGTAGATTCAAAAAAATGGTCGTTATGAGAATACCTATAAATTTTGAGGGTTCGCAAAACGCGTACGGTGACGGTTCCGGTTACGGTGACGGTGACGGTTACGGTTACGGTTACGGTTACGGTTACGGTTACGGTGACGGTGACGGTTCCGGTTACGGTGACGGTGACGGTTCCGGTTACGGTTACGGTTACGGTTACGGTTACGGTGACGGTGACGGTTACGGTTACGGTTCCGGTTACGGTTCCGGTTACGGTTCCGGTTATTAACTTGCAAATAAAAAACTATGAAGAGCCAGAACAAAAGAATTAAGAAATATCTGAAAAGCGGTAAGTCATTGACTGCCTTGGATGCCTTACATGAATTTAATTGCTTCAGGTTAGGGGCAAGGATTCACAATCTAAAGGATGAAGGAATGGATATTCAGACTGATATGGTTAGTATAATTTCAGACGGCAAGACTAAGAGAATCGCACGTTATAAATTAGTGAAATGATTAACCCGAATAAATTTAAGCCAAGAAATAACTGGAACGTCAAGACTTTGAGATGTAAAGGATATTCATGGACCCGCAAAGAAGACCCTTTAACTAAAATAATGAGGGAGGTTTCTATTAAAACCAGGGTTCCACAATATTTATTTAGATCAAAGACCAGGAAAGGGAGAGTAGTTGAGGCTAAATATTTTTACTTTATAAGGGCAAAAGAATCGACTACAGCTACATTGGAAGAAATAGGATCAAGGGTTTCAGGTGGGGACCATGCAACGGTTATTTATGGCATTAAACAAGTAAATACAGTGCCATCATTGAAGCGGAAATATAATGAGATATTCAACGGACTTGAGCCAATTAAGCCAATTAATGAGCCAATTAAAAGAGTTAAGAAACCGGAAGTAAAAAAGATACATTTATCACTAACGGGGAAACCTAATTATAATTAATCATGAAAATATTACACCTTAATTTAAAGAAAAAATGGTTTGATATGATTCTGTCAGGTGAAAAGAAAGAGGAATATAGAGAGTTAAAAACATATTGGACTAAACGATTAGGCGGAGAGAGTTTTGATATAGTAAGATTTAGAAATGGGTATGGTAAAAATGCACCTACTTTTGATATTGAATGTAAATCAATAACATATGGTTCTGGATTAGAAAAATGGGGGTACAAACCGCTATTTTTTTGTTATGTAATTAAATTAGGTAAAATTAAAAACTAAAGACATGAAACCACTTGAATTTATCGGATTGTTTGCTATTTGTGCAGGAGGTATGTTTATTGTTTACTGGCTACTTGCTGAATGGGGGCAAAAGTGCCTCAGACAAGCTAATGAGTATGAAGAGTACCATAACAAGCTGAAGGGAGATATTTACGAGTTTTCGATCAATAAGCCTAACTATAATATTCTTATGAGTCGGCTTGTGGTGCTTAGTAATATGAAATGGAAGGATAAAGAAAAGACTAGCGTATTGCTTATGGAATTTCTTGACAGGTTTAAGACAGAGAAGCTATTATATGTCTGTAAGTGTAAAAAATGCCATAAGAATTTCAAGTCATCAGTAAAAGACTTTCCGGTTTGTCCAACTTGTTATGTATAAATAAGCGAATTATGAAAAAGAAAATTATTGATAAGTTAGAAAATAAAGAATCCTTATCAGAACAGGATGATAATATAATTGGTGTTTTAAATAAATATTCTAATACTGATTATGATTGGTTAAGAAATTTTTACAATCAGGACATTCTTGTTATTGATCCAATGGATTACTATAAGATTGCTGAAGAATTATTCACTCCAAGCGAACCGAAGCCAACTAACAAACTAATAGCCTTAATCAAAAACGATGCTTTTGCTATTACCTTCCAGACCTTACGGCAATACAGAAATGCTTTACTGGAGGCTATTGAGGAACCCAATAATCGGCAGCAAAATACAATTAGTGCCAATAATTTAAAAGACACTGAATTAGAAAAGAATGGGTATAGTTTTGAAACAGGGGTATGAATAAAGGAGATATAAAACAACTAATTGATAAGTTCGGTTAAATTTAAAGTGAAATAATCATGGAACAACATTATGGAGAACATAATTCACATGAAGACTGGATGAGATTAGTATCTGGTAAAACAATTAAACATCGTAATCTTATTGGCGAAAAAGATGATATAATGTTCACTGTTGATATAAATGATGAAGAAGCAGAGTTAATGACAAAACAAGAAATGGACGCATTCAATAGATTTGTAATAGACACACTCAATGAATTTAAAAAAATAATCAAATAAATTTGTTTATGTAAAAAATAATATTATCTTTACAAGATTATAGCTTATACTTATGGACAAAAATAAGCTTGTAGATGAGATACAGTCACGGGTCTGGTTACGGATTAAAATTATTATGTTTGTATCGCAATTAAGTGAGTCGGATAATGTCCGGCTTTTTGAATATAATCCAATAAGCTTTAATTGAAAATATCTGAAATACATATCAACCCAAGCAATCCTCGTTTAATAAAGGATGACCGATTCAAGAAGCTTGTTAAGTCTATTGAGGAGTTCCCTAAGATGATGGAGCTACGCCCAATTATTATCGATAAAGACAATATGATCCTTGGCGGTAATATGCGATTTAAGGCACTCCAAGAGTTAAAGTATAAGAACATACCTGACGGATGGATCAAGCGAGCAGAAGAGCTGACAGACGAAGAGAAACGCAGATTTATCATATCCGACAACGTGCCGTATGGAGAACACGACTGGGATATACTCGCTAATGAGTGGGATCAGGAAGAATTACTCGCATGGGGATTAGAAATACCGGACTTCGCTTTAAATAAACCAGAAGCAGTTGAGGATGATTATGTTATCCCAGATGAGATAAAGACGGATATTGTTCTCGGTGATCTGTTTGAGATAGGACAGCATCGGTTGTTGTGTGGGGATAGTACTAACTCGGATCAGGTGGCAATGTTGATGAATGGACAGAAAGCAGATATGGTGTTTACTGATCCTCCTTATGGGATGAAATTGGATGCAGGAGGGTTTGATGATATGCCAACAGCAAAGGGTACAACACATAAATCATATTCAAATGTCATTGGAGATAATGACGATTTTACACCCGAATTAATTCACTCCATATTTACTTGTTTTGGTGATACAAAAGAAATATTCATTTGGGGCGCTGATTATTTTGCAGAGTTGTTGCCAAATAAAAATGATGGGAGTTGGGTTGTATGGGATAAGAGACAAGAGGGTGGAATGGATAATATGTTTGGCGCATCATTTGAATTATGCTGGAGTAAGTCAAAACACAAGAGAGAGATTGCACGGGTTTTATGGGCTGGTTATTTTGGGATGTCAAAAGATGACACAAAAACGAGAGTACATCCAACACAGAAACCAATAGAATTAGCCAATTTCTTTTTTAATAAATGGGGTAGTGAAAATGATTTAATTGCTGATATATTTCTTGGATCAGGTACTGCTATGGTAGCTTCACACCAATTAAAACGTAAGTGTTATGGCATGGAACTTGATCCGAAATATTGTCAGGTAATAATAGACCGAATGAAACTGCTCGATCCAAGTATTGAGATAAAGAAGAATGGAGGGATCATTGACAAAAGTTGACATACATAAAAAAGCAATGATCGAGGCACTCACTAAAAGCCTCGGAATAGTTACGATAGCCTGTAAGGCAGTTGGTATTTGTCGCACCAGTCATTATGATTGGTATAACGAGGATGATAAGTATAAAGCTGCGGTTGATGATACTCAGGATATTGCTCTTGACTTTGCAGAATCGAAACTGCATAAGAATATTGAGAAGGAGGATACAACAGCAATTATATTTTACCTGAAGACTAAAGGCAAGAAGCGAGGATATGTAGAGAGAACAGAACACCAGTTAGACACTAACGGAATAACAGTAAATCTAAAACATGGTTGAAGTAGATGTAGGATATGGTAATGTATTTGAAAAGACTAATAAAGCTTATGAGTCTGGGAAGAAAGTTATCATACATCGTGGAGGTACAGGATCAGGCAAGACAGAAGACATAATGATATTTCTGTTATTTGCTATCTGTATGATAACACCTGATTTAATTATAACAGTAGTATCTGAGTCCCGACCTCACCTAGAGATAGGTGCAATACGTATTTTAAAGAAGCATCTTATCAAGACTGGCATATGGTCAGACACTAACTATAATGGTTCAATAGGTCGCTTTACTGCACCCAACAACTCGATTATAGAGTTCTTCTCAGCGGATCGTATTGGTAAGGCCCTGGGAGCAAGACGGGATTGGTTATATGGCAATGAGGTTAACTCACTTAAAGAAGAGATATGGGATGAGCTGGCACGAAGAAGCGAATATATTATCGCTGACTTTAATCCGACTGCTGAATTTTGGTTAGAAGAATGGCTCCCTAATTATTTACATACAACTGTTATAAGAAGTAACTATATGGATAATCCTTTCCTACCTGAGCATGAGGTAGAGAGAATTAAACTAAAAGCATCACGCAACAAGAACTTTAAACGTGTTCATATAGATTGTGAGTATGGAGTATCGGAAGGTATTGTATTCGAGAACTGGCATACGGGAGATTTCGACAACGATCTTCAATTACATTGTTACGGTCAGGACTTTGGCTTTTCTATTGATCCAACTACACTAATTAAGGTAGCAGTTGATAAACAGAGCAGAAAGCTTTATCTGGATGAATACTTCTCAAAGCCAGGATTATCGACAGCAAAGATAGCAGAGCTTAATGAGGCCAATATAGGAGATGATGTTATAATAGGAGATGGAGCCGAACCACGACTGATAGATGAATTACGAAGGGAGTATAAGATAAACATTAAGGCAGCTGTAAAGGGACCAGGAAGCATCACAGCAGGGGTGACAAGTATGCAAGGCTATGAGATAATAGTAACAGACCGATCAACTGCACTGAAAAAGGAACTACGCAATTATGTATATCTGGACAAGGGTAGTAAGATTTATATAGATGACTATAATCACTGTATAGATGCTGCTCGTTATGGGTTTAGTTTTTTGACAAAGAATAAAATTGAAAATTGGGTATCATGAGCATATTTAGAAAGAAGATCAAACCCGAAGAAGATTACCAACTTACTAATGAAGACTGGGTGCTTCTTTCACAGATGTATTTTAAGAATGTTAACCGGGATCAGGATATTAATTCCTTTATCAATAAGACTGATTACATCGAGAAGGGCTTTGTCCGTAATGCTGCTGTCTATTCTGTTATATCTCTAAGGGCGAGTACGGCTAAGGGTATTCCCTGGCTGGTGTATAAGGTAAAGAACACACAGAAGCTCAGGCAGTATAGAAATATAAGCAAAAAGGATTTAAACTTTAATAAACTACTTACCCTAAAAGCTGAATCATTAGAAGAAACATTTAATACACCCATCAACGCTTTACTAAAACGTCCTAATCCTACGCAGAGTTTTCAAGACTTAGTGGAGGGGTTATTTGTTTACCGGGACACTACGGGAGATGCTTATTTAACCCAGATAGACAACCCTGTCTCAAAGGAGATACTTCAACTGTTCTTACTCCCAGCAGATAAGACAAAGATAGTAGGTGGTCCATTTGTTAATCCTGTTGCTGGTTATCGCTTTGAGGCACTGTCAAAAAACATTATCCTTCCTGAGAAGGTCATGCACTGGAAATATTTTAATCCACGTTGGGATAGTGACGGCAGGCAGTTGTATGGTTTATCTCCTCTGGTGGCTGCATCGCAAAACATTAACTCAGATAATGCAGGGATAGATAATGAAACTTCATCATTCGCTAATGAGGGGGTAAAAGGGATACTCACAGGCACAGATCAGGACGTTATAGAGTTCACTAAGGCACAAACTGACACATTGATTAAAAAGCTTAAGAGAGCTACTACAAGAGCAAAAGCCGGAGATGGTAATGTGATGTTTAACCGTGCTCCAATGAATTACTTAAAGATAGGAGAGACACCTGTTAACCTTGGGGTATTAGACTCACGTAAATATAATAAAGAGGTTCTTTGTAATATATTTCATATCCATCCTTCGTTATTTTCTTCTGATGCGTCCACTCTTAATAATCTAACTGAGGCTCGTAAGGCCTTACTTACTATGTCAGTTATGCCAGATATGGACTCACTGAGGGATAATTTAAATACAATGATACAAAGGGCTTTCGGTGATGGATGGTTTATTGACTATGACATTATGGCTATCTCAGAGCTTCAGGATGACATTGAGAAGCTTAGTAAGACACTAATGAATATGGACTGGATAACTATTAACGAGAAGCGAGCAGCCACACAGTATGAAGAATATAAAGACCCATTGGCAGATGTACTATTAACTGATATGGGTAAGGTTCCGTTTAACTACGGTATTGACTCAGGCTTTGATGAGATTGATGAGAATATTGATAAACTCAGGAAATGACGGAAAAAGAAATGATAAGGTTAATAAAGAGTCGTTCTAGGGAATTGAAATTCTTAAAGTTATTTGTGCTAATTGGATGTATTGGTGTAGGTATTGAGATAGGTTTATTTATAGCATTATTTATGATGGTATGACCTGGGACGAGATAAATAGAAAGCGGTTGCCATATATAAGGATGGGTGAAAGACTTTTTAAAGGTATGTATAATCAGATTACAATACAGTTGAAGGAAGTGATACGAGACAGACAGACACCAGAGCAGATTACTGAGGCTGTAAGAAGCTTTAAGTTTAACAATCAGATTGTATGGTCTGCTTATGTTCGTTTCTACACCAAGACCGGATTAAATTACGCTAAGGACACTAAAAATAATCTATTGGGCAGGGAACAGAAGGATGAAGATTATGATGTATGGCTATCACAGATTACCGATCATGTGAGGAATAATGTAGGAGCAAATATAACCAGTGTGATAAGTACTACTTATGTAGATATTGAACGTATAACTAAAAAGGCTGTTGAGGTGGGAATTAATGAAGGATGGGGTATGGATAAGATAGCCCGTGAGATAGTAAGGAACCAGGGTAGTATCGATAAGTGGAAAGCATTACGGATAGCACGAACAGAGGTAGTAGGTGCATCAGGAGAGGGTGTTTTGCGTGGAGCTGAGAGCCTGGCAGGTAATAAATCAAAGGTTTGGATTAGTACCTTCGATCAGAGAAGCAGACCGGAGCATATGGCTATGGATGGTGTAAGAGTTCCATTTAATCAGGATTTTGATGTTAATGGTGATTCACTTGCTTATCCGGGTGATCCAAAAGGGCAAGCCGGAAATATAATTAATTGTAGATGCGGATATGAAGTTATAGTAGAACCAGAAATATATTGATATGAAAAATTTTAAATATGGTGCGCCATGTACCGAGATAAAAGACATAAACCTAAAGGATAGGATTGTGCAAGCTTATTATTATGATTCACAACAGCCGGATAGTGATAATGACTTATTGAATACTGGTTTATACGGTAAGAGCATTGCTGAACGTGGTCCAAAGTCAGCATATCCGAGAATCAAACATTTATTCAATCACTGGGACGGTGCAGGGGTAGTACAGGAGCTTGGTGAAGATACTCAGGGTGGCTGGTTTATATCTAAACTTGGCAGGCACACCGTAGGCCGTGATACTCTGTTAATGTATGAAGATGGTTTAATAACCGAACACTCACATGGGTTAGAAGTTACTGACTCTGAAAATATAACCAAAGACGGTAAGGATATACGATCTATTAAGGAAGCTGTTCTTTGGGAGGTCACATCACTTGATAAGTGGGGAGCACAGATGAATACTCCTGTTATGAAATCACTTGAGGACCGTAACTACTGGACTAAGCGATTAGATGTAATGATTAAGTCATTCGCTAATGGTAAATATACAGACGAGACATTTGAACTGCTTGAGGTTCAATTAACACAGATAAAAGAAATGATAAGACTATTCGACAAGCCGGAGCAACTACCCACTCCTTTAGGGGCCGGGGGCCAACCCACTTCGATAGAGTCAATATTGGATAAAGTTAAATATTAATTTAAAAATTAGAAATTATGGTAAAAGTAAAAATAGGCGATAAGGAATATGAATTTAAGCATATCACTTTACCTGCCGATCATGGGTTTGATGAGAAACAACTAAAATTCTTACAGACTCTTGATGAAGCACTTGTTACGGCCCGCGAAGGCGTAAGTAAGAAGGAAGATATGGAAAAAATCAAGACTGATCTCGATGCATCCATGAAAGCAATGAAGGCAGATTTTGATTATGATAAAATACAGGCCCAGCTCAATGATATGTATATCAAGATGAATGAGTTTGGGGCTAGTCCCTTGGAGGCAACAAAAGAACAGAATGAGGCTAAGGAATTGCAGCTTAATAACGATTGGGTTAGGGCTCTCCTGAAAAAAGATAAGGTTAAGATGGCCAAAGCTTCTAAGGAGCTTAAGACATTAACACCTATCATGCACTTAGGACCAGCTACTGGAACCGATGCAGGTGATCTTTCAGAAGATTACACACAGGGTGGTTATCTTGTGCCAGAATTATTTACTGCTGAGATACATAGGTACGCTATTGATGGTGGTGTAGCACGGAGAGAAATGGCTTATATGCCTTTCGTTGGTGCTGGGAATACTCGCAAGCTAAATTATCAGGTTACAAATGTCGCTGTAACATGGATTGATGAGGCTGAGATAAAAGGTAAAACTAAGCCCACTACTGGTCAGATAACACAAACATTGGAAACCTGTGCCGCTATCTGTATTTTGACTGAAGACCTTGTTGAAGATTCAGCTTTTAACTTTGTTTCATGGGTTGCTCAATTAATTGCTGAGGCTATCGCTGCAGAAGAGGACGACCAGTTTTTTGCTGGTGCTGGTGCTCCATTTACAGGGATTTTAACCACTGCCGGAACAGTAGGGTATGCTCTTGATGCTACAGTCGGACCTCTAAATATGGCAATAGAATCATTGCTCAATGTTCCTAATTCTATCCCTACAGGGGCAGTTGCGGGTGCTAAGTTTTATATGCACCGTACCGTATGGGCTGCTATATGTAGCCGAAGAAGTGACAGTGTTGCTGCGGATGATTCAAGAGGCTTGTTTTTATCACAAGTTCCCGGACAGGGAACTCCAAGCACAATATGGGGCTATCCTGTAGTTCTTACAGAAGCATTGCCTTCGCTTGGTGATATTTATAACACAACCGATGCGGTTGATGTTGGACAGAATGACCTAACTGCTGAAGGTGATGAGCCGTTTATTATATTTGGTAACCTGAAAAAGACCTGTGTTTATGGGGATAAAAAAGGAATCAGGGTGAAGCTGTTAGATCAGGCAACTGTTACAGATAGTGGGGGTAACCTTATCAATCTTGCAGAACAGGATATGCTTGCCGTGCGAGTACATAAACGTGTGGGATATGCCGTGGTTTTGGCATCCGGAATTTGTATTATATCAACTGGACCTACATCATAGATAATAATCTAAGGGTTGGGGTAATTTACCCCTTCCCTTTAATTTAAAATTATGAGAAAAATAAAGATATTAAAACCCGTACAGAGTTATACAATAGGCAAGGTCTATCGTTTATCTCCTAAATTTGCTGCCAAACTTATTTCAAGAGGTCAGGCAGAAGAAGTTTTAAAAGTAAAAGAAGCAAAGGTAGTGATTGAGACTAAAGAAGAAAAGTTCACACCAGAGACAAAAGAACCACTATCAATATCTAAGCTCAAGAAGGTAATATCCGATATTAGTGTTGAGGAGTTGATACATATTGCTAATTTCGATAAAAGAGTAACAGCCGTATTAATGGCTAAATCTGAATTAATTAAAAGATGAGGATTGAACAGTTAAAGATAAGCGGGAGTGTTAAGTTTTTTAAAGATAAGCTTCAGGATAAGTATGGACTTAAAGAGTTTACTGATTCAAGCAAGCCTGTTGTATTATATGGTATGTATAAGCCAGAAGACTTTGCCTTATATTTAACTGTTAAGTCAGTAGTGGTATGGTGTGGTACCGATGCCCGGATATTAAATAATGAGCGTGTTAATATAATTAACTCACGGCCAGCAATACAGTACGCTAAGAGTCAAGACATTTATAACACATTAAAGAGATTCGGTATCAAAAGCACCCGGTTAGCAATAAGTCCAACAAAGGCAGACATTGAACCACAACCATTGGGGTCTTGTGTGTATGCTTATATCGGTAACAAGTCACCGGGAATGGAAAGAAAATACAAGGTAGGCCTATTAAGACGAATTGAGAAAGCAATACCGTATAAGTTCTTATATGCTACCTATGGAAAATATAACCGGGAAGAGTTAATGGATATATATAAAAGATGTTTTGTGGGGGTACGGCTTTTAGATCATGATGGTCTTTCAAACTCTATTATAGAGATGGGTTTAATGGGACGTAAGACAATATCTAATGGAGGGCTACCCTGTACTATCAAATGGCATAAAGGGAATGATGTGATAGCCGCAATACTTAATCACGACAAAGCACCAGAAGGGATTACTATAAATAAAGCATATAAAGATTTATTAAACATATCAGACTCATGGCTCCACTTGTAACAGTATTCACTTCGTCTTATAATTACTCGCACCACTTACGGCAAGCGATACGGAGTGTTATTGGTCAGAGGTATAAGAATTTTGAATATCATTTAGTAGATTATGGATCAACAGACGGCACACTGAAGATGATGAGGGAATACGAGTACGATCCAAGAGTAAAGGTGATCACAATGGGACCACAGAAGAATAAGGTTTTTTCAATGAACAAATCTATCCGTGAGGCTAAGGGTGACTACTGGACCTGGTGTCCTGCTGATGATTATTTTCATCCTGATCTATTGACTAAGAAGATAGATTATGCTTTGAGGCATCCAAACGCAGTACTGTATAATGATACCTTTGTAGTTGATGAGAATAGTAAAGTTTATGCCTCAAAGAAAAGACCGGAATTCACAAAGGCAGCACTTAAGAAGTTGATATGGGAGAAGAGCGTTATCGGGTTCACGGGTATATTTATTCCTATGTATATCTTCAGAGAGATGGGTTTATACTTTCCAGAGGACGAGAATTATAGTGAAGATTACCGATGGATGATAGAAGCGGTAATGAATGATATTGAATTTAAAAGAGTACCTGATATGTTGACATTTAAAAGAAAACATATGGGCTCTTGTACAAATAGGGAGTATAAAGATATTATAGCAAATATTAAGGTTATTCACAATATATTAAGAAAGAAATATGATTCCTAAACGTATATTTTTCTATTGGGGTAATAATAAAATGTCTTGGATGCGATTTAAGACACTTGAGTCATTCCGTAGGCTTAATCCTGACTGGGATATGACATTATATACGTCTAATCCAAGGATACAGCATAAGGTATGGACTACGAATAACTATCAGGACTTCTTTTGTTATAACGGTAAGGATTACAGAAAAGGCATAGATGCTTTGAATATAAATGTTGTTCATTACGAATGTTATGAAAATTTAACCGCCTCACATACGAGTAATTTTCTTAAGTGGGAGAAGCTAGCTACCGAGGGAGGTATCTACTCTGATATGGATATATTATACTTTAAACCGATTGATGAATTTTATGATAAGATAAAGAATTACGATACAGCGATATGTCAGACTGAATATTTGTCTATTGGGCTATTGGCCTCTTCAGGTAGCAATAAGTTCTATCAGGATATTTATGATAACATATTACGTCCATTTGATTTCATACATTACCAGATGGCCGGGGTAGATGCTATATATCGATACTATAAATGCCCTCAGCCGGATGTATTAAAACAGGCTGCCTCTAAATACCCTGAATTAAGGTTTTATAATATACCAATGAACACCGTTTATCCTTATGACAGTAAACATATAGTAAAGGCATTTACAGCTCCGGGTGAAGCGAAGAATTTACCTAAAGAGACTATCGGTTATCATTGGTATGCAGCACACAAGAAAGCTCAGGACTTTAATAACATATTGACAGCTGATAACTATAAAAAATATAATACTTTATTCTCTAAATTGATATGAAACACATACTAATAACCCGGCTTTGGTTTGACAATAAGGCACTAATGGATAAATACATTGATGTTGCTATTTATACGTTTATCCCTGCTATAAAAAACCAGACTTGTAAGAATTTCGAGTTTGGGATACTTATGAAGAAAGAACACATTGAGTATTTACATGAAAGGCTTGAGGCCAATAAATTAGATATTAACTTTATCCCATTTACCGGAGGGATAGAACAATTCAGAGAAGAGGTATTAAGAAACAGGTGGAATATACAATCAAGAGTGGATTTTGATGACTGGGTGTCAACTGACTATATTAAGAAGATACAGGATGTTTATACCGAGAATAAAGACAAATATAAAAACTTTGTTATACACGCACAGCCCGTTATGATGGACTGGCCTTCTAAAAAGATAACTAAGGTAGGGGCATACCACGACACACGAATATCAATGTTCTCTTCCTTGTGTCAGCGTGATCCAGTTCTCCCTGTTTATAATAAGTCGCATGGTCAGATGTATAAGTTTGGAGAGAAAGTATTTAAGCTACCTGATGGGATGGTTAAATGGGTACAACATCCTAATACAGTAACAAAGGCAAGACAGAAAGCCGGGACTATCACTAAGGTAGGTAATATGCAGTTATATGATGCAGACCATAACTGGATAAGTGAAAACAATACAGACCCGACACTCAATGTGCTTACAAGGACGTTTAAGCGGCCTAATAGCTTTAAAGAGTGTCGAGATAGCATTATGTCACAGACATACCGTAAAGGTGACTTAAAGTTCAATTTCAGAGATGATAAGATTAATCATATAGTGGGTAGTGAGGTTTATTGTGATTATTACCCGGATGCTATTAGGTTTTTAGTAAAGCAGGGTAAGTTTTTACCTTGGAACCTACACATGAACGAACTGGGAAATAAAGTTAAGTCAGGATGGGTTATGTATCTTGATGATGATGATAAGTTTCTTAATCCTGAAGCTGCAAGTGACATTATGGCCGAGGCTACGGATGAAGATACAATGTTACTATGGAGGGTTAAGATAGGCAGCGTAACAGTACCTAATAATAAATGTTGGGGCAAAGAGATACGGGCAGGACAAATTTCAGGTATAGGATTTGCTTTTCATTCAAAGCATCTGCCTGTACCCTGGGAAGCTCGTAGGATGGGGGACTTTCATGTTATCAGTACTCTTCAGAAGAAGCTTAAATTGAAATGGATTGATAAATTTCTTACAGGGACACAAGGGAAGAAGAATAATCACGGTAATGTACCGCTAAAAGAGATTAGTAACCCTGCACCAAAGAAGGTTAAGGAGATAGAGTCTAAAGACATACAGAAAGGACTTGTTACGGTAGGTACTCCGACATGGAACAACAAAGATATATTCTGGCTTTCAATCGAGAGTCTATGCCGGCAGAAAACAGATTATAAGTGGGAGTATATTGTTAATGAATGTCCCAGCGAGAATGAGGTAGGTGAAGAAGGGATAAGACGGTATGAGGCAAGACTAAAAGAGGCCGGATGTGTTAAGATAATCTATATCAACAACGGGCAACGGGTTAATCTGTCAACTAAGTGGAAGCAGATAGCAGCTGCAGCCACAGGAGAAGTTCTGATACTCCACGACTCGGATGACTATACCCATCCCGAAAGGATTCAGAAGACTATGGAGCTTATAGGTGATAAACCCTGGTATGATACCCGCTACGCTTGGCATTACCTTATAAAAGAAAAGAAGATGATTCTTTTTGACTATCAGATAACGAAGAACAGATGGAAGACCGGATTTAATATAGCTATACTTACTAAAGTACTCAGAGCTATACCCGACTCTAAGAAAAATAAAGGTATGCACAAATGGATGTGTGAATATATAAAAGACAAGTATATTGATGAGGCTGACTATGCTTGTTTTGCTACCACCGGAGCGAATACCGTTTCTTTAAATCGCAGAAGACATTTTATAAATCCTCAGCCTCCCTTTGTTAAGACTGATAAGACTATTCGTGATATTGGCATACCTGAAGATATAATTAATAAGTTAGAATACAACAAAGAGATACCAGCTCTTGAGATACACCGACAAATGGCTAAGGTGGAGGTTGTATTTTTGAAAAGCTATTGCAGGCTTTATAAAAAAGGACAAAAAAAACGTATTCCGATAGATGCTTATTATACACTTCTTAATAAAGGTCATGTAAGACTGGTCAGCGAACAAATTTTAGAACCTATAACAATAGAGTTATGAAAGTAGAATTTACAACAGATATAACATCGGAACCTGTCACATTAACGGAGGTTAAGGAGGCTTTGAAGATCACAGGAACCTCAGCAGATGATGAACTTGAAAGGCTGATAAC